ATTAGAAGTATAAATGTGCTTTTGCTCAGGACGAAGTGTTTGATAGTCACCACGATCTTTCTGTAGAGATACCTCTTCAGGTCTCCAGAAATAACCAAGTTGTTGAGTTGTTAGTTTATCAAAAACTGGGTATTTGTATGAGTCATACCTCTGTACCCCCAGAGGTTGACCGAAAAACATTGGTTGCTTTTTAGTATTAACTTGTTCAGTATTAAAGACAGTCATGCCTTTAACTTTCTTATCTGCGTTATCTTCGGAAGAAACTTTAAACTGCACAGGATTCACACTCT